CCACAAGCAATACCATGAGTAGATTTTATAACGTCACCTCTAGGTCGTAATTTAGATAATGCAAATCCAGTACCTCCCCCAAATTTCTGTACCATAGCACTATCTGTAGCAGCTTTCATTATACCCTCCATACTATCCTCTAGGGGTAGCACAAAACATGCGGACAAAGTCCCTTGTTCAGTTCCAGCATTCATTAGGGTAGGAGAATTAGGTAAAAACTCAAGATTACTCATCATGTTAAAAAAGTCAAATTCGGTTAGATTAGATTCCACATCTAGTTTCATATACTGCTTATCCACTAAAGCAACAGCTTTCGCTACTCTTGTAAACAGTTCTGTTGGAGTTTCAACAACTTTGTTTTCAGTATCTTTTAATAAGTACCTATGATTTAATATCACCTCAGCTTGTTCTGTAATTACTGGTTTATTTTCTATTCGTGTTTTTATTTTATCTTCTAATGTCATTTAATATTCTCCTAATTTTTTTACTTACTGTCTGTGTCCGCAGTATAAACATAACCCTCTTTCAGGAACCCAAAAAGACGGTGTACACACAGTCTCCTTGCATTGAGGATTTGGAGCTGATTCAGCTCTTTCCATTGCATTTACAGGTTCCATTTGTAATGGGTTAGGCTTATTATCCCCTTGGATTAAACCAGCTTTTTCATCACGTTGTTGTCTCCTACTCTCAGGGGTCTCTCCGGGACTAATTGCATTAAACCAGTCCGCTGCACTTCCCAAATCTACAAACTTATATGCTGTGTCATGTACAGCCTGTAAAGCCATGGCAATTGAGAAAAAGGCATCCCCATGTCCTAGTGGTGTGTCGGGTGCTTTCAATTCATTACTTACAGACAGTATCTGCTGCTTCTGTCTTTCGTCTTTGATTAACTTTATTTTACCACTGTGAACAAAATTTTCGAAGACTGAAGCCATAGTATTTTTACTTTTTTGGGAGAAATGCATTCCTCTCCATCTAGCGTCTAATCCTCGGTCTTCTAATTCCCCACGTGTGTTATCTATGTACCCTGAAGTTAGGTCAAAATTGTCTGCGACTTCATTCAAATATTCTATTTGGTCAGAGTAACTCCAGCCATCTAAAAATGAATGATGTACCTGTACTATATCATCACCACTCTTTTTAAACAATACTAAATGAGATGGATGTTTTTTCTTACCCACATCAAAGCCACCAAAAATCTGGTCGCCAGTTTCCCAATCTTTATATTTTTTAGTAGCTGGTACTGACCTCAAGTTAATATCTTCGCATTTGTCTATGTCTTCAGAATTAAAATATGACTCAGTTGCAAAATGTGGTACTAACATAAACTCTGAAGCAAAAGATTTAGGTCTAGCTTTCTGTTGAGCTAGTAAATAATCTTCTGTATATAATTCTGGCATTAGTACTCGTCTGTGTGGGACTGGGTCTAAGGCAGGTAAAACTCTAGACTTAAATCTAGGGTCTTCTTGTAACTTAGCCAATAAATCACCGGGCATCATAGGTGTTCCTACAACAATAACTGGAACCCCTTTTAATGGTATGAACAAACTTTCTGTCATAAAATGGTCTTCAACTTTAGTTATCTGTCCCATGTTCAATGGATTCTCTGGGTCTCTCAGCACGTCATCTGCAATTAATGCTCCATTCACGTGCATACCTCTTTTGAAAGAAAACAACCCACCATGCATTATTTCCATAGGTTGATTGTTCTTATAAAATCTAGCTGAATAATCTGCTTTAGGATTTCTGTTTACTAACATTTCTGTAATTACAGGGTTTCTTGCGATTATCTTATTTATTTCTGCTATGTGATATTTAGCCATTCCATCACTATAAGAAAGATAAAGTACAGACATATCTCTGGGGGCAGTTAAAAGTCTCCATACACTAAAAGCATGCCCTAAAATAGTTGACTTGAAGTGCCCTCTAGGAAGAACTCCAACATAGTTCATACCTGTTTCTACACATTCTTGTATGTCATCTGCTAGTAATCCTACGTGCCACGCCTTAAAATACTCAGGGTTGTCATAAGAAAGACACCATATGTTTTGAACAAAGTTTTTAAAAGAACCTACATCATATTTTTTCTGGTCCATAAGACCTTTAGAGAGTAAATCAAAGGCACCCTCAACACTTACAATATCTTTGGGCATTTCTATATATCTCTATGTTTTTGTTCAATAGCTTTTAATTTTATACCAATTCTCTGTAAAGTCTCATTGTCGGAAATTTCTTCAATCAAAACACTCATGATATCCTGAACAAATTCCATATTAATCATTCCTTGCAGAACTTCTCTCTGTCCTTTTATACCTATGTCAGCTGCTCGTGCCGCATCTAGGGCTCGATCAAACTGTAATCCTTTTAGGTCTTCTGCTGCTTGTCCAGCTATCTGAGAGTAACTATCTAACTGTTCTGATTGCATCCGAGCAAATCGTTGCCCTTCTGATTCAGCAATTTGTTGTTGTTGGTCAGCAATAGCTACGGCTTTTTGATCACCCCAACTATCTTTTTTAGCCCACGCATATATAGTAGGGGGGCTTACCACCACACCATTTATAGAAAGTTCATCTGCTATTTGTTTAGCAGACTTATCTCCCTTAAGATACATTCGCATAGCTTTTAATTTTATTTCTTCTGGTATATGTTTAGGCATAATTAGTCTTTTAAATTATCGTAGATGCTGTTATCATCCATCATTCCATACCCAGCATCAGATACATGTTGAGAATCTATGTTTCCACCTAATGGACTTCCATCTGAGTTTAGGAATTGAGAAAAGTCCCAATATCCTGTTTTGTTTGTATGAGCTGTATAACAACTAGGTACTTTTACTTTTGAACCATGTGGTAAACTTATTTCATTAAATTGCATCCCTATCTCACCTCTAGTACATATCCCAGCCCAAATGTGTTCTTGTTCTGCAATTGGAGTATAGTTTCTTCTTTTTAGTAGACTCCCAGTAGTTCTTTGTAAGTTTTTTACTTCTTGGTTACTAGCACACTTGGCAAACTTACACCAAACAACTGCACCATATTCTTTTTTTACATCTTCTATAGTTGGAAGTTTCTTGGGAAATTTATCTTTATATTCCCTTTTAGGACTTTCCTTTTTACCCGGAAAGAACATTTGAAACCCTCTAACTACCTTAGTTAATCCACCTGCTCCTATCATACTAAAACCTCCTCTTATTCCATAACGCTATGCAAGCTGCATCAGCGTAATCTTGTTCGGGGAATCTATCTCCCCACTTTTCTACTGCAAATTTCATTATTGCATCTTTCTTTAATGTCCCTTTACCTAACACTTCTTTTTTCCATTCGGCATGATGTATCAATGAAGTCTCTATATTATTTAATACTAAGACTGCCCACACGGCTCCAATCATATTAGCCAAAGAAATCAGTGACCTTCGGTTTTGTACAAAGATTGCAGCTTCAACAGCTGCTTTATCTGTTATATTTATTTTACTCATTTCTTCAGAAAAATCAATTACAATTTCGGGGAATCTTTCATTAGATAGTTTCTTTGTACTAGACCATTTATACAAGCCTACAAGAGCTTCAGAATCGTCTACAACGGCTCCGTGTATTGCTTTACTTGATGTATCTAGTCCTAAATAGTTTGACATTAGTATGTATCCGTAGTTCTTATTGTGATTACCCGGCTCACCGTTCCGTAAGCTTCTTTATAGGTTTCTAATAACCCTTTAAGTCTTTTCAATTCGGCTGATTGTTCTATAATATCTCTTCTTAGTTGAACTAGGGCATCATACTTTTCCATGATTTCACCCTTTAATTCATCTTTAGTAGCTTTTTTACGCCCCACTTTTTCATGTTCTTGGGATAGTCTAAACGAAGCTTTACTATAACCCTCATTAAAGGATGCTTCTAAAGCACCTACAGTAGCTTCAATATCAGCTACTTTTGTTTGTAAAAAAGCATTATATCCCCCATACATAGTTAGGAACTTTTCTAAGTCTTTATCAGAAGCTTTTGACAATTCAGCAAAATCTAACCCTTCATACTCTGGTAATTTTGGGTCAAATATAGGTATGCCTAATGAGTCAATTCTCTTAGATACCTTTCCTAATGCTTTCATAGGAGTCCATTTTGTATCTCTCTCTTCCATTATAATAATTTCCCATCTACTAATCGACAGTCACAATACCTAGGTCCTGTACATTTCTCAGGCATTGCTAACATGTCTTTAATTTTAAAACACCTTTCTAATATATCAGCCCAATGTTCTGGGTCTCTATCTACCAAAAAAGCTTTTATTTTTTGATTATTTTTATTCTCATATAACACAGTACCCTTTTCATATTTTCCCATATTAAGATACATTTGAATTTGAATATTATGTTCTGGTAAAGGTTTTCTTAAAGTGTCAAACTTTGATGTATTTATAGATTTCAACTCAATAGGAAGTACCCCGTAATTAGCATGTTTAATTAAAAAGTCTATCCTACCAGAGATCGCAGGGATTTCGTATTTTACTGAAACCTCTCTATCAATTAGAATACCTAACTCTGAAAGCCACTTACCAACCCGCTCTTCTAAAAAACTACCATTCTGAAAAATCCTCTCTAAAACTGCAGGCAGGGGTCTGTCTACCATACGACCATTGTAACATAACCATACATATCTATCACATGAGTTACTTATAACAGATGGATAAAACACATGCTCTCCCCTAGAAGTCATTGTTCCTTCTAAATGTTCATCTATTAAATCTTTGAGCCAAACATCTTGTCTATGAACTGATGTGGCTTTTCTTTTCTGTATCATTCTGAACCTTTGTCTAAATCATTCAATTCCAACCAAAGTTGGTCTTTTATTTTTTCGTTCGTTTTTTCTTTTATATGAATAATGTAATCAATATCATCTAGGGCTAAAAGCTCTGAATCCCGCTTCCTATCTCTTTTACCCAAATGACCATATACCCCATCAGCTTCTACAACTGTTTTTATTTCTGGTATATAAAAATCTACTATATATGGGTGATAATAAGCTTGTGGTTCATAACTTAATCCAAACTTAGATAACCATTGAGCTATAATCTCTTCTTGTGGAGTGTGGTCTCTAGGGGGTAAGTTCATCTTTTAGTTTCTCAAACAATTTTTCATCTTCAACAAACTTTGCTTTTAATCCGTTCATACCCATAGCTTTTACGTCCCCATAAGTATACCACGCACCTGCCTGTGTTATTAGTTTGGCTTCAATACCATCCCTAATAAATGTTTCTAGCACATCAATACCACCTTCTACCCTAAAGGGTACAATCGCTGAATCCCAATTCTCTCCACCAGTCTTAGTTTTTCTTAGTCTAATATTCATGTTGAATCCGACTTTTTGTTCTTTCTCTTCTATCCATCCCTTACGCTGTACTTGCATAATAGAATGAGCAAAAAATGCTTGCCCTTGTCCTGCAGGCATATTATCTAATGCTACAGGTCCCATACTAGCTCTTACTTGGTTTATCGCCACAAAAGCTGAACCGTTTTGAAGGTGTGGGAAAAGTCTAGGGATAGAACTGTTTACAAATCTTGATTGCCAAGCAATAGGACTAGTTCCAAATTCTTCATCTAGTATATTTGTTGGTACCAGACCTGCTATACTGTCTAATACTATAACCTCAAAACCAGCTATCATTGCTTCTCTAACATGTTCTAAAGCTTCCTCACCTGTAGTTGGTTGTGAAACTAATATTTTTTTAGCATCTATGCCACACGCAGACATCCAATCTTTATCATAGGATAGTTCAGTATCAACCCATACCGCCTTACCACCCATTTTCTGAGCATTTACAACTATCTGTGATGCTAGATAAGACTTCCCTACATTAGTCGGACCATATATAAGAGTCATCTTTTTGAATGGGATTCCCCCACCAGTCAATTTATCTAACGCTGGTATGTTAAAAGGTATTCTATTCGTCGTAAATGTATCACTGTCTCCTGTTTGGAAGTTTAACTTTTTGTTTTTTAATAGTTTTTGTATTGCTTCTTCAGCGTTATTTTCCATTCATCACCCTCCGTCTAACACACTCTGCCCACGCAAAGTAAGTAGCACACGTTTGTACAAGTTCTATAAATAATTTAGTATCACTTTGAGAAAAAATCTCTTCTGCAATATCACCATTCTTTTCCGTAGCTAGGA